GTAAGCGTCCGCTGAACCCCACTTTTTCTAACTCATTAATACCGCGATAGTGTCCACTTAAATTTAAGTGGACACCTATTTATGGATTTAAAGACAGTTATAGACAGTGCACCAACGCTAAAAAAGCCCCGTCGAACCTTCACAGCTGAATTTAAACATCAACTTATTCAGCAATGCCAGCAGCCAGATACATCAGTGGCCAAGGTAGCAATGCAACATCAGATCAATGCCAATCTGCTACATAAATGGATTCGTCAGTCCAGATCAATGCCCCCTGCATTAAAAACCCCATCCATTCCACAGACTGACTTTCTTCCGGTCATTCTTCACCCGACTCCAGTCAAACAAGAAGCACCTCTACCACCTGTGCCAGAGAAGAAAGCTGTCGCTTATATCAGGATTCCATTACATGAGGCACCAAGTTCCGCAAGGGATCAGATGATCGAGATCGACTGGCCGGTGGAGTCAGTAACTGAATTACTGTTGCTGATCCAGGGTTTGACTCAATGATTCGTATTGATGAGATCTGGTTGTCTACCCAGCCGATGGACATGCGTGCAGGGATGGATACAGCCATGGCTCAGGTGCTGAGAGCCTTTGGCTACATCAAACCGCATTGCGCTTACCTGTTCTGTAATAAGCGTGGCCATCGTATGAAAGTGCTGGTGCATGATGGACTGGGTATCTGGCTGTGTGCCCGGCGGCTGGAACAGGGGAAATTCCACTGGGCTAAAGTTCACCAGGGTGAAAGTATGGCGATCAGCCCGGAGCAGTTACAGGCACTGATCCAGGGTTTGCCCTGGCAAAGAATCGGACTGCAGCAAGTGGTAACAATGCTCTAAACCAGGTTCATCCATTCTGCTATTCTCCAAACGTTCTATTTCCTCTGCATCATGACCTCAGGCATACTGCGGTCATGAATACGCTGCCTGATTTAAGCCAACTGACCCATGAACAACTGCTGGAATTTACCAGACAGTTGGCGATGCAGCATCAGTCTCTGGCACAATCTAAACAACAACTGGAACAATCAAATCAGCAATTAGATGCCAGAGTTCAACATCTTGAAGTCACCAATCAGCAATTAGATTCTAAAGTTCAACATCTTTCTATTCTCAATCAAAAATACGAGCATGAGCTTGCACTATTTAAACAGCATAAATTCGGCAGTAAAAACGAACATCTAACCGCAAAACAAATCCATCTCTGGGATGAAGCGGTTGAAGAAGATATTGCAGCGGTTGATCTGGAACTGGAACGACTGAATGCAGATAAAACCAATGCAGCTGCACAGAAAGCCCCAGTCAACAAACCTAAACGTCGGCTGTTGCCAGATCATCTACACACCCTCCGTATTGAGCATGAACCTGCATCAACCCAATGTGCTTGTGGCTGTACCTTGCGTCGTATCGGTGAAGATGTCAGTGAAAAACTGAATTTCAGACCGGCACAGTTCTATAAGGAACAGCATGTGCGTGGTAAATGGGTCTGTGATCAGTGTGACACTCTGACTCAGCAAGCGATGCCAGCCTATGTGATTGATAAAGGCATTGCTTCACCTGAATTGCTTAGCCATGTGCTGGTGTCAAAGTATGCCGATCATTTGCCTTTGTACCGTCAACGTCAAATCTTTCTACGCGCAGGTGTTGATCTGTCTAGATCAACGTTATCTGACTGGATTGGCCGCTGTGGGGTGGAACTGGAACCTCTGGCCAATGCCTTAAAACAGGTGGTACTGCAACAGCAGGTGATCCATGCAGATGAAACACCGGTGACGGTCATGCAGATGGGTGAAAATGAGAAAAAGCCCAAAAAAGGTTATGTCTGGGCCTATGCCAGCACACAGTACAATCCAGTTCAGGCAGTGATCTATGACTTTCAAGATAGCCGTTCTGGCCAGCATGCTGAAGACTTCCTGAAAGGCTGGCAGGGTCATTTGGTCTGTGATGATTACAGTGGTTATAAAGCACGCTTTAGATCAGGTCAGGTCATTGAGGTGGGCTGCATGGCACATGCACGTCGTAAATTCCATGAACTACATGTGACCAAGAAAAGTCAGGTCGCTGAACAGGCATTAGTGCTGATTCAGAAATTATATGCGATAGAAGCAGAATTAAGAAAAAAGACGGATGGTACAGCGGAAGACCGCTGCGAATACCGACAACAGCATAGTCAACCGGTCATGCAACAACTATATGAATGGCTCAACCAACATCAGCTGACGGTGCCATCGAGTTCTCCAACCGCCCGGGCGATCAATTACAGCCTAAAACGTTGGACTGCTTTAAGCCGCTATCTGGATGATGGCAATCTACCCATTGACAATAATTGGATAGAGAACCAAATGCGTCCCTGGGCCTTGGGGCGTAAGAACTGGCTATTTGCAGGTTCGCTGCGCAGTGGTCAACGAGCTGCCAATATCATGACTTTAATCCAGTCAGCAAAGCTGAATGGCTTGGATCCGTATGCCTATTTAAGTGATGTGCTGAAAAGGTTGCCAACACATAAAGTGCCCCAAATAGAAGAATTACTACCTCACCGCTGGAAACCTGAACCCCGTTAAAACTTGGCGATGGCGTTCAGCGGATGCTTACAGAATATCTAAGTTAAATGCACCTTCAGCACGCATACCGATTGCTAAGTTTTCTTCATCATTGATGTCATAAGCTCGAAAGCCCGGTACTTGTGATTCAGTTACAGTTACAGCACCATACTGCAAGCCAAAAGCATCGTTTTCCCCTACAGCATCCGTCACCAAGACTGGCTTACCTAATGTACCGGGTAAACCACCATAGATAACGATTTCAGATTCACCATAAATTTGCTTAGTGATTGCATCATCGACAATATCGAAATATGTATCTGAGTTCATCACCCATAAACCAATACGGCCAAACTTATCACCAAACTTACGCATACCACGAGTTAATGCTTTGCGGCCATCAACTACGATACTACCTTTTGCAACCATGTCCGGATTGCTAGAAATGGCCGCTTTTAAAGAAGCTAAACTGTACTCTAAACGGCCTGCAACCAATGCATCAGCAAGATCGTAACCAACAACCATAGCAAATTCTTCTGGTGTACGAGCACGGCGTTTAAATGCCTCTTCAGTAGATGCATAAGGACCATATTTATATGGAACTTTTACACCTACCGACTCACCTGCACCGATTTTTTCCGGAGTTACTTTTGCATTGGAGTTCACATCGCGATGTTTAATGCTGCCACCAACTTTGTAGAATGCATTTTTATTGAAGTCACCTTGAATGATTTCATTACGATAAATAATCGCACCATTGGAAGCTTCATTAAAGACATTCAAATTGTCTTGTAATCGTTCTAAATACGCTGTTTGGGCCAGTTGGTTGTAGATGATCATGTCGGAATTAACTGTCGTAGTCATAACTACTTATCTCCAAATTTTTAATGATTAGTTCGGTAGTTTTAGGAAGGCATCATTGCCATGTTCTTTGATGTAGTCAGCTTTCTGAGAAACAGACATTTCGCTGCGTTTCATTCCGGTAGGTGCTCCACCTTTGCCCCCACCTTGAAAACCGCCACCAGTTCCTTTACCACCTTTAAGAATCAAGTCTTTATGCTGGTATCCACCAACCAATGACTCTAAAGCTTCATCAACATTTGCAAGTTCACCCGGGCGGACACGTGAATAAATCTTTTCGCCGTTCGGATCGTATGCAACCACCTTGCCCTCTTCGATTTTAAAGTGATGACCAAAGGTCGCTTGCACCATATCCACAGGTACTGCAATGTTGTCTTGAATGTACTTAGAACGAGCAAAACCACCGCCAATTAGTTCTTTGTGCAAAGAGGCTTCTAGAGCATCACGTTGCTCAACAATCGGAGCATATTTTTCTTCAACTGCTTTGATAGCTTCAGCTTTCACTTTCTCAACTTCACCAGCATCCACCAGCTTTTTATCGTCGAGATTTTGGATTGTTTGTAATGCCTTTTTAGCTGCCGCAGGGTCTTCGATTCCTTCAAAAGCTTTTAATGCTTTTTCAGCTGCTTCTTTGGCTTCACGATGTGTTTTAGCTTCATTGTTTAAGCGTGCAATTGTTGCTACCGAGTGTGGTGCATCATGTGGCATTTCTTTGCCGTCATCATGAATATAGATCGGCTTATCACCGTCTACTTCCGCATAAACTTTACCGTCGATTGTTACTGTTTTAAGTTTCATTGGTCATCCAACCTATATATACAAAATGGGCATCCGCCCGGATTCGCCGTTAGCATCCGCTTTCGGCAGGCAATAAAAAAGCGCCCTTTAGGACGCTTCATTTCTATAAATGATTATTTACTTAAAGCTTGGCGTACAAATGCATCTTTTGCTTCAAGTAGCTTTCTTAATCCTGTGGATTTTTCAGGCCCGTCAGGAAGTTGCTCATCCATTTGCCGAGCTAAATCACCAATTGGCTTACTAACTTGCTGCAAATGTTCAGGTAAATGTTCATATTGGAAATATTGGATAATAGGGCTTGGCATTTTCTTCTCGCAAAAAAAGCACCCGAAGGTGCTATGGTTAAAAATTAAGTTCTATTTGATGAGTGCAATTGCTTTTAATCTTTCAAAAGTAAAACCATAAATTGCCATGGCTTGAAACCTTAATTTGAAGAAATGGCACCAGAATTCATTTTGTGCTCAGAATATATTGAGCATCTGACATATTGATTTGCTTTTCAGGCATTTGTAGTACCTTTAGCTACGTTTACTTTTTATTCCAAACCTCTGATCTAGGTTCATCACCAACTAAGCGGATGCCTTGAGGACCACCTACATCAAATGTTGCCGTGATAGTCGCTGGACCCTCAAAAACACTACAATTCATTTTTACAGAGGTTAATCCAGCTAATGGAATACCTGTTTCCTCGTCACAAAGAGCAAGATGAGAAGATTTATCTGAAACTCTTTTAAGTACCAAATGTCTAACTTTTGATTCACTCATAAGCCAAACTCCATAAATGACAAAAGCGCCATTTGGGCGCTTATATAGGTGAAAATTGTGTCTTAAGTGAGTTTAGAATTACCTGTAATCGGCAATAATTACTCACAGTTAAATCCAGTTCCAACAAGGTCTTTTTTCAAATTTGAAACGAGAGTTTGTTGTTCCTGCTGTTGTCCACTAAGATAATTTTTATCTAGAGTCTCTGCACCATCAATAGATTTATAAAGCTCTTTAGATTCCTCTAAATTGTCTTTTAAAAACGTGGTGAGGTTTAGTTTCGCCTGGGCAGCTCTACATAAATTATTTTTAGCTTCTAAATCTTGAGCAGCCTGTTTTACTTGACCAGTTGCAGGATCAAAAGAATATGCATTTGCCATTGCTGACTCCAAAGCTTCAGACAATCGATCATATTCTTTAAGATATTTTTGACTTGGTTCAGCTAAACAAGTGATGGAAATTAGGGTTAGACATACAAAAGCTATTGTTTTCATATTGTATAAATTCTGATGTTTAAAAAAATATAACATAAGAAAAATTACAGACCCAACTTTTTAAAAGCTTTTTCATCCAACTTTCTCAAATCATCTAAGCTATAGAAACGGCCTTCAGGATCAAAGAACTTTTCAAAATCAAATTTCCCATCTTTATAGAGCTTAAAGCGCTTTGGCCCTAGCCACTCCCTTTGAAAGAAATCATCTGTTTTCTTAAAGAACTCTTTGAATGTGGTGTTTGCATCTAACTGTCCTATTAACTGGCTTCGCTCTTCTTTGGGGATGTCTTTAACTCTACGTTCGTCCATTACAAATGGCCGTTCGCCAACAAGTTGACCGTCCTTCTCGACCGGAACCAAGATACTGCGACAGTTAGGATGTAACGGCGGCACTCGCTTTGCCGGATCATTTATTTCCCACACTGAACCATCTAATGAAGCGCAAAGCTTAGAAGTTCGTCCATCTAAAACACTAACAAATCGGACATATTCAAAGCCAATTTGGTTGAAGCTATTTAGATAGGCTTGATTAGCTACATGACTTCGCACAGTTCTTACCGTTCGCTCAATATCAGTTTTGGTACCATTTAAGATCCCATCTTCATAGTTAAGCCGTTTGCTCCCTCGAATACGCTGAACAATTTCTTGGTTAGTTTTGCCTGAATTAATACCATCTCGAATTGCATACTCAACCTTTTGACGGGCACTTTCAGCAATTCTTGAAAGCAGATCATCGACAAGAGCGCCACCTGCCAACGGAACTTTTTTAGCGGATAAGAATAGTTTTTCCCCATCAGGCTTATTAATTTTTGCTCCATAGAGCTTAGCTACGTAATTGGCCTCATAAACAGCCAGCGCCGTAGCAGAAACGGCAAAAGCTTCAGGTAATGCTAAATTAACACTGGCAAACCATTGGGCAATCAAATCCCTAATTTCCCTTAAATTTGAAGTTGTATATTTACCACCAGCTAAAGCAACTTTCTCCGACTCATTAAGCTCATCCAATAAATCCCGAAGCTTAGATAGCATCTTGCTCGTATCATCATTGAATAAAGCCAATAACTCATTTACCGTTTTTGATGAAGCACGATAAAGATAGGCCTGGTGCTGAGTGAGTGCTTCAAATAGTTTTTTGATATCTGTTGCCATCTCACTCTACCTTTTGATTTAAAGTCCCATCTTGCTCTGCTTCAACATTCTGAAGTTCTTCTTCATATTTTTGTTTAGGGAACATACCTGTTTGGTTGTATTCCCACCATGATTTAAATGAAGATCGGCCTTGTAGAGCTGCTTCAAATAACTGTCGAGCTAACTCAGCTAAATAACCCTGTTTGTTAAATTCTTGACTGATTTCGAACATCAGGTCATCTTTATTAAGAGCATCAACATTAGCTATTACGTATTTGGCACACCATCGCAAAGCCATAGACAAGGCTTCATTCATGTTCACGACACATAGCGATAAAACGGAATGCTGAACAGCATCATCATTGTTAGCTTCTGTGGCTGTTTTAGCAGCAGAACCCTTTTCAATTAAGCGTGCGCCTAATTCTTTCATTTGATTCCACTTATCTTTCATTGCTTCACGGGACAAAGTGTTAGGGTTTGCTTGTTCAATGCCGATTTTGCCATTTTCAGGCAAAGGCAAAAGTACCTTCGCTCCAACGTAAATGCCTCGAGCTTTTGCCTCATCGAACCATTGCCAGTTCACACCGCTAACATAGTATTGAGGTTGCCCCATATAAAAAACGGACTCTTGAAAGTCCGCACTGTCACGATAATGAGCTAAATTTAGATTAGCTAATGCGAGTAATGGAGGTTTCTTAATTTCTTCAGAATTATCTACCGCACCGACAAAAGTAAATGGAATATAAGACCAAGTTTTGCCACTGTGATCAGTCGGAAACTTTTTTGGCCCTCCTTCATATTCGCCCTTGTCATTTTTGGTATATATCTGAACAGAATAAGCATATTCTCCATTGTCAACTGGCTCTAAACGCAAAACACGGAACTGCTCACGATCCTCTTTACTGAAACCATCACTTCCACGGGTAGAAACTACCTCTCGGATAACTACTAAACATAGTTTTTTCTGGTTCCCAACCATCATTGAATCCCAGTTAATTACATCAACAGCATTCAATAAATGAATCATCGGATAGGCTTTTTGTGCTTTAAATTCCGCTAGATTACGAGCTGGCGGCACATCAGGATAATCTACATATAAAGCACAACGATAATGCTTCAATAAATGGCGAATTCCATTTTGAGCCAATTGATAAGTACTTAAACCAGCACCATTTGCATTACGTTCTAAATGAGCAAGTTCCGGAGGAAATTTAAAACTTGGATCGGTTGCAAAAGCTGCACCAACTAAACTATTTGATGTAGTCCCTGTTACTTCATAAAAGACTGCACGGGTAAGATAAGCCTCATAAGCGCTTTTATTTGCAGGTGATTTATCATGTGCATTTGGCATCGGCAAATATTTTTCACCTTTAGCCTTAACTGCATCTTCACCTTCACAAACATCATCAAGTTTTTGCCAGTATGGCAAGTTCTTAACATATTCAGCATGTTGAAAAGTTACATCACTCATCGAGCAAATCCCATATCAGCAAAGAAGGCTTCAAAACCTTCATGTAATTCATTAAACGCATCTGAAGCTGCATCCACTTGGTCGTCATGTGTGCCATTAGGAAAATGACGAAGCTCATCAATAAAATCCTTATTCCATTCACCTTTGAGCATTCGTACATTTCCCACGTTAACTTGGGCCGCAAATGGTTGTGCACGTGTAAGCTTGTCACCTGAAATTGGTTTGGCTATCACGTTATAACCCGCAAGAAGCTTCACAAATGAACTAGCTTGCGATTTACCAGCTTGACCGGGATCTTGTGGTAGACGCACAGAAACTTTTTTCCCATCTATTTTTGCTGTTTGTTCTAAGCGCTTATTCACATTGTCAGGTCCAAGCTGTCCTCTAGTTACATCGACAATGTAAGTAAAACCATCTGCGCCTAGAGCTTCTCGCACACCTACTGTAAAGTCGCCCTCATTTTCGGTAGCCCCAAAATCCCAAGCCCTAACTTGTTTCAATACATCCGCAGGCAAAGCATCAACAATTTGAATATTGTCGGGCTTAAAAAAACCGCCTGCTGGCGGTGATGGCATTTGTCGGTACTGCCCGGCAAATACATATGGTGCTGCTTGCTCCATTAGCCTCAATTTTTGGATATTGTGTTTTGCTGGCCACAGTGCGGATCCGTCTTCCTGAATAGCTGAAAGACATAGATGCTCCCACACTTCACCGTTACCACCAGCTACAGGAACGCCGTCTTTTCTATCACCTAGCAACCATCCAGCTAAATCATCTTCATGAAGTCGCTGCATAATCACAATGATCGGCGTATCTGGCGAGTTAGTACGCGACTCAAGGGTGTTTTGGAACCAATCAATTACCCCTTCTCGAATTGTTTTAGAAGAAGCTTCATGCGCTTTGTGTGGGTCATCGATAATGATGCATCCACCAAACCCATCACGAAGTTTACCTGCGCCAAAACCAGTAATCGTACCGCCTGTACCAGTCGCATAGCAGACACCGCCTTGAGAAGTTCTCCAGAAGTCTTTAGCCTTACTATCATCACGCAATGTAAGCTCGGGAAAGACTTTTCTATACGCCTCTTCTTGCACAAGGGTTCGAATCTGGAAGGCGTTATTTGCGGCAAGCATTGCCGAGTAACTGATATGAATAAACTCACAGTCAGGCTTCTTTCCAAAACACCAAGCCATAAAATTAATTACAGCAATTTCAGTTTTAGAATATCGTGGTGGAACGTTAATAATTAACCGCTTTATCTCTCCGCGATAAACTTTCATCAAAGCTTCACAGATTTCTAAGTGGTGCCAGTTCTGCATCCATTTATAACCACGGCGCTCCTTAAACATGTACCTTGTGAAGAAATATAAATCTTCTTGCGCCTCGATCCGGATGGCTTTATCCCGAGCCGCATCAGTACTCATCTAAGACTTCCCTCCGCGCTTTTAAGTAATCTTCCATTGGAACTGGAATTTCTGAATTAACTGTTTGGACTGGACCGCCGTCTTTGCCTGTAATTTCTTTTCGATTGGTATAAAGTCCACCAACCTCTTTAGCTGCCTGCTCTAAAAGGCTCGGCACAATGACTGGGTTTTCTTTGAATTGTTCATGATCGATGAACCGTTGTAGACGCTTGAGGCGGTAGGCAATATTTGCGATTGGGATTGCGCTAAGGTTGTCGTTCATTTCCTTGCGCACTCTGTAGAACTCAGTTTTAAATTCTTCGCTTAAGTCCTGCCCTGTTTTCTTTGTTGGGTCGTATGCTTCACATTGCTGTTTGGTTACGGTGATACCAAATTCTTCTTGGACGCCTCTTGCTGTTTCACTAGGTGTCTCATAGGTAGCAAGTGACCGTACTATATAGAGTTTCACCCGTTTATTAAGCCTTGCCATTTATCTCTATCCGTCCAAGTACGTCCAAGTAGAGTGGCAAAAAAAATTTAAACCACCTTTAAGTTACAAGTGCCACAAGCGTAATGAACATCAGCACGTGTGAGCTGAGGCCTTTTATTAGCTGCTTCGACCATTCGTTTAACATCCTCAGTTGCTCCATATCGGCGAACAACACCTGTAAATTCTTCAACATCGTGACCTTGAATAGCTAACTTAGGCATACCAGTTTCTCTGTTATATGCTGGTGTTCCGTATTGGTCCTTCTTATGTGCAATGTGATAAAGCTCGTGTTCAACCAAAGCACAAAAGTTCACATCACTTGCTATACGTGAATATGAAGCATCAAAAGTAATTAAGTATTCAGGTAAATAATTGAACCACTGGATGTATTGTTCTTCTTGTCGTTCTTTCTTCCAACCACCAGCATTGATCATGACTTTTTCAGTAGTACCGATAACCTGACGTCCCTGCTTTTTAAAGCCAGATCTAGCCCACATCACAGCAATATCGGGATATCGAAATGAACGTAAGTGCATGTGATCAGGATTAAATAATTTCGATTTTGGATCTAGAAATACTTGTTTAATCCATTCCCATATTTCTGGAGCTGGTGCAAAGTTTGGTGTATCCATTTCAAAAAGCCATTCTGGAGGCATTGGACGAACAGGAACATGAAAGCCAACTTCGTTTTTCATAATTACTCCAGAAATAAAAAAACCTCCTTTTCGGAGGCTTATAATTAACTAGACTTCGATTCCTTATACGTCATAAAAGCATCTACATATGAAACAGGAATCTCAACAACTTCAAGCCTATAATTAGCTATTGATCTTTTTAGGGGAGAATCAAGCCAAGCTGTAGGTACTTCTTTTTTAATCTTTACACATCTATTTTCAATATTACCTTGATTAAATTGCTCTATTGCTTGAAGAAGATCTTTTTCTTCAAATAACTTAAATTCATGACCATATTTGGGAACTAAAATAGGTATACAACCACTGAGTTGATTTACAGCTTTTAAAGTATAATCTTTATTAGCCATATCCCCACCATTAAAACGTTTACCATGAATGAATGAGGCCGCATCTGCTTCTATTAAAACAAATTCAGGTTCAGTACCATATTTTTCGCTATAGTTCCTTCTAGCCTCTTCAATTCTATTTTCTACTGTCATTATTCTTTTCCAAAATTAAAAAAAATAATATATTTCGAAATTGTAAAAATATAAAGCCCCGCCAATAACTAGTATGTAGCGGAGCTTCTTGTGCCGTAATACGTCCGGCAAACGATAAAACTAGTTTTTAGGTGCTCTAAGAATAGTTAGTACTTTCTCTGACATGTCATGTAAGTCAGATCCAATTGGTAACCAGAAATGGAACACCGTATTGTCACGGTTGTAAATCTGTTTGTAGTACTCAGTTTTGAATGATGGATCAATGTCAGAAGCTTTTAGTAATCTGCCTTCTTTTTCTATCACTTGCCCATCCAAATCACCACCAACACAGATATTCATTTTGCTAACCAGCTTTTAATTAGACTGGACTATAGCATATAACTAAGCCATGCTCAGTCATCTATAGGTTTATGAATATTTAATATTAACGATAACCCAAAATATTCGTATATTCATCAATTTCCTTGTCTAGCTCTTTTATGAATTCTTCATCACTTGGATAACCAATATTTATCAGCATTAATCTCAGATATTTTAGAACCAATCTTTCCATATGCTCCAAAGAAAGACCTTGCTTCAATCCATCATTTATAACATGTTCTCGTATTTTAAAATGACTCAATTGTTCCTTGAGCTTTTCCAATTGTTTACTTTCCCCAAACATTTCGAACATTTGAATTTGAGAACTAAGAAAAGATTCTATTTTATCGATAATTTCACTCTTCATTTCTTTGCGATCTTCTTGGTTATTAATAATATTTAATTATACACAAAACAAAAAAGCCCACCAAATGATGAGCTTTAATACTAGTGCTTTACTTACACTTCGAACACTATAGCACGAATATGCCACACCCTGTATTTACAGTCAAGAAAATTGATTTTCAACTACAACTGTTTTTATAAACTTATCAAATTGAAAATGGGGATAACGAGATTTAATAAATGCTAAACCGCATTTAATGTCCTGTTGGATTTGCGACCCATAAGTATCATTACTCTTTGCGATGTCTCGTATAGACTCCCCCATTACATAATGCCACCAGATTGCCCCAATCCATTCATTAACAATCTCATCCTCGATAGTCTGAAGATCAAGTAGGAGTTTATGTATTGCCCGCGCTTCATTGTCATTTAACTCACAACAAGTACCCTTACGGCGAATACACAAGCGATCTTTTAAACTCTCATCCCCCATATACATAGCCATTAACTTTTCGCGTTGCTGTTGAGTGATGCGTTTAGTTGGCATCGTCTTAACTATTTTGACCATTGTTTCAGTATCGCCGTTAAGCCATGCCCCAAGCTGTCGGCACCATTCTTCAAAACTATATTTAGACCAATTGACCGCTTGTAAAATGTGTTGTTGCGCTGCCATATTCATAATCATCCCACCAATTGCTCAATTTGTTTAATCGCCACGCCTGCTTTCACTTGCTCAGTACTGAACCGTAAAACTGTAAAACCCATCATTGCTGCGGAGTTGTATTTCTCCATATCCCCTATGTAGCCCTTACCTCTTGTATGACGGCCTCCGCTCCAGATCCCGCCTTCCACCTCAATTAAAATTTTTGTACCAGTAATCAGAAAATCAGCTCTCCATTTGCGTTTTGGATGGAACTTATATTCCTGTTCAAAACCGATCTTGCATGCTCTTAAATGCGTTGCCAGAACCATTTCACCCACACTTGGTTGTCTGGCAACTTGCTTTGCTGAACGCCGCTTTTTATTTTTCTTTATCGGAAATAACTTGCGGTATTCAGCAATGCTGACTGATGACATCAAGCACCACCTTTGAGCACTTGCTCTATAGCTTTAAGGGTTCGAATCATTGCCATTTGTAGAAATTCATGATTGCCGCGCATGTCTTCTTCAACATACTGCAAAGCATATTGAGTCTCTTTTAATGCCCCATCTAAACGCTTTTGCAGCTCCTCCACTTTCGCTTGTTGTTCTTTTTGAATCTCCCAAGCCCACTTTCCAGATTTACCCTCAAACTCACTCATGGCTGGCTCCTTTTTCTGCATCACACATTTCACATTTATCTATATGCCCCCACCCATCATCTCGAATGAAGCCAAACCCCTTACAAGCCTTACATTTGACTTTCTTTTTCTCACCCACCAAGAAATATCGATCTTTCTGGTTGTAGGTAATATCAATAGAACCTGAGTAATAGCGCCTTAACGCCCCATCAATATGAAATTCGTGTGGACCTACACAAAACATCCACCCCGAATCCCCGCCGCACTTTGTAAACCATGTGAAATATGCTTCTCTCCATTTCACATAACGGCCAGACAGATGAGGAGTCAACAATTCAATTAAACGTGCTCTAAGCATCTCCATGCTTGCTGACATATCTCCATAGTGATATTCAAGATCGTAGCTATACTCGCCTGTGTTATATCTAGTTGGCATGAGATTCACCGCCTCCGTATATTGATTCGTGGTCGCGGATAGCAGTCATCACACGCTTAATTGAAATGGAACCATCTGGAATGAAGTCGCAAAAATCATCAAGAAAGCTCAATCTCCCATTTCCCACCATGCGAACATGCGTGTAACCAACATGCTTATCTGTCGTAATGAATGCAGGCGTTAGCTTCTCAACTCCACCTAAATCGTTGATGATTTTCAAAGACTCCACCAGACGTTTAAGCTCAACCAAATCTACAAAATACTTCTCACGATCTGCTGGGCTGATTTCTACACTTTGACCACATTGGAACTCATAACCCTCGTTCCATTCAGTTGCGTTATCGGGTGCTGAATCTACGATTTCCTTCGCGTATTGCAGTCCTTTATCTCTAATCAATTTAGTTGCTTTCATGGCTGGCTCCTTTCTCATCTAGCTCTTTACGCGCCAACCACCACAAAACCACCGCACCGCAAAGTACTGCTGTTACACACGAAATGAGTAAGCCACAGCTTAAAATCTCGAATTTAGTCATGATCCTGCCCCACCAAAACGCAAGTCATCCCAGTCACACTCAACTACTGTCAAACCATCATGTTGAAACCGAGACCATAAACGGTCCCCTAAGTTTTCCTTCAAACCTTGCGCCTTTTCTGTAGATTCAAGCGTCATGTTTGAAATTAAAACTGTCGGCTTTTTTCCGTCATAACGTGCATATAAAACTTTATGAACGAGCTGCAATCGACTCTCGTGTTGGTCGTGCAAACCGTATTCATCCAATATCAATAAATCACAGTCCGTGAAGCGAAATATTGCATTTGCTTCATTGTCATCGGGCTTTGTCCATGCAGTGGCAATTTCATTTGCCATGTCTTCTGAGGTGACGTAACGAACATAACTCCGCTTGTCTAAAACGTTACGAGCAATAGCACATGCAAGATGGGTTTTGCCTGTTCCTGTACGCCCAACCATAATCAGATTGCGCTTCTTCCCTGAATTAAAATCTTGAACAAATTTATGGCAAGCAGCTTTAGCTTCTTTCTGCGGATCAATACTCACCACATAATTTTTAAATCCGCTTTCCTTGTGGCGCTCAGGGAGTTTTGCTCCGGCAAAATGTTTCTCGCGTACCATAAGGTTGACTTGGTGTGCGTGTTCAATTTGTGATTTCACATACGCTTCATTTGCACATGTTTGGCAAACTGGACGACCAATTAGTAAAACCATTAACTCATTGTGTTTAGGGCAAAACTGATTAGTTTGTACCAGCTCAGTTTTGAATTGTTTGCTCAATGCATTCATAGCATCTCCCCTACATCGATATCATCTGTGGCTGGGGCATACTGTTTTGCATCACCCCAAGCACTGTTTACGTCTCTTGCTGGTGCAGTTTTCATTGGTGAGTTTTGTTTTTTAGGTCTTATCGACTTTGTGAATTCCTGAATTAACCAAGTTGCAAACTTTCGAGTTCGTTGGTTTTCCGTGAGATCAATTTTGTTTTCCCAGTGAGCATTGAAGTTGCCAAGATGAAATTCATAATTTGGCATTTTTAAAACCTGCTCTGCTTGTGTACTCACTTGTGAAGTCCTAAGAACATTCAGCAATAGTTCACGATTTGGTTTCCAAGACTCCTCGGCCGCTGAAAAATTTTCAACCGCGTTTTGTGTGTGAGTATTTTCTTGTTCCTGCTCCTGCTCCTGTTCCTGTTCCTGGCTTCGAAGGGGCTTTGAAGGGGCTTGTAAGGGGCTATCTATTTTGGCGTTTTCGCCACGCTTTTGAGTCATACAAAATGCTTGTGCATATTTATCGAAAAAGCTTGATAAATAAGGGCTTGACGGCAATGAATCATACTCTTTTTGCACGTTCTTACAGCGGTTATCGGCTGGCTTTAATGACTCAGCTACTTGAAAACGTGCCATCTCGTGCACCCAGACTGTCTCCGTGGCTTCGTCATAGCTACAAAACCCCGCTTCACAGGCTCTTTGAAGCCCCTTAGAAGCCCCTTCAAAGCCCAATCCAGTTTCATGAGCAACATATAAAAGGGGCATGTAATACAAGCCAAGCATGTTCGCGTGAGGGCTTGTCATTAAATACATAGCGACAATTAAGCCTTCATGTGTTTGACGAAGCTTTTTGCCCGTAGTTCCCGTCCAGAAATGTGGTGAGACTTTCCCATAGTCACGCATGGTTATTTATCTCCTTTAAAGGGTGTTCGAAGGGGCTTTGAAGAGGCGATAATAGTCATTACTTACCCCTTCCAAGCTTCACTAATCCGCGCATTTCCAACTGACGAATAATTCTTGGAGGAATAAATTCGTTGTTGATTTTGTAGCGAATACGAGACTTTTCTTTCACCTGAATTAGTTTGTGCCCATCCTCCATGAGACGGCGAACTGCTATAGCCTGCCCCCCCATATGGGTTAATTCTTCAAGTTGATAAAATCTTTCCTGAGCCTCAATTGCGGCATTCATAACTGAAAGCGGCATGGCTGCTAATTCTTTAGCCGAATAGATCTTTACTGGTTGTTCCAGTGGAATTACCACCTCTAGCGGTGTGGTGGAAACGGAAATATCCTGTTTTCTTCTTGCTGCATATCTCACTTTTCACCATCCTTTGGCTTAACATAGCCACCAAACGAATCAACCAAACACGCTTTGGTTAAGCTGGTTACAATCTGTTGTGCTAACCACTGCGTTATGCGAAATTGACGAGCCATAGCCTCTGAAAATTCAACTTTGGTTACCGCCGCATTATTTTCGTCATAACCTTTGTTACGTAAATTTTGCTTTTTCACCTCAAATAGGTGCCCAAGCACTCGCAATGCAGGCTCGTAAAAAGATTGGATTTCACTTTGCTGACGAGAATCTTTGATTTGCTGTGTAAAGCTGTTCATGACACCTCCGCTAATGCTTGCTCAGCGCTTGTTAGTCGGCGTTTGGCGTTAAGTTCAGCAACTGTTGCTGTGCGGATTTCTTTTGAAGAAACTAGAATCAAATGATTCTCTGATTTGATGGTCCATAAACTAGTCAAAGTTTTGTTTTTAACTTCAAACAAATCATTTGATTTGAAAGTACGGCACTCTTTAGTAAGCACTACAACGTCACC